ATGAAGGGTTTTGTGCTGACGTTGTCGTTACTCATGTTATCCGCTAACGCTATGGCTGCCGGAAAGATTATCACGGTCAGCAAGTTTGAGTTTGGCAAACAATGGGCATTTAATCGCGAAGAAGTGATGCTGGAATGCCGCTCAGGTAATGCCTTGTTTGTGATAAACCCAAGCACGCTAGCGCAGTATCCGCTAAATGATATTGCGACTGAACAGATGAAGTCGGGTCATGTTCTGGCAAAACCATTAGATATTCTGCTGTTGGATGACAGCGAGAAACCGGGTCAAAAGATGAGTCTGGAGCCTTTCCAGCAACGCGCCATGACATTGTGTCAAAAGTAAACCCGAGCACAGAGCCGGGGTATTTAGCGGTATTAGCCTATGTTTAACAGATAATTATCTTCTTTGGTATAAGCACTAACTTTCCCTCACTCAAATTAGTTTATAGCCGTTATTAATTACTTCTGCTGCTAAGTTGGCGAAACACATGTACTCGACTACGCTTAAGGAGTACGGCTGAATAAGCCTACGTTAATGCCAACTTTTAGCGCACGGCTCTCTCCCAAGAGCCATTTCCCTAGACCGAATATAGGAATCGTATTCGGTCTCTTTTTAAGTTGTTGACTTTAAAGGTTATTTTTTAGTAAAAACGAAAATACACGAAAATTACACGAATTTTGATATTCGGTCTTTTATAGCATTACGTATTCTTTACCCCTCGTATCAAGATACTTGTTCGTCATCTTCTCCGATTTATGCCCCAGCAGTTTCATCGCAAATTCTTTACCTTTTTCCTTTTCATACAATCGTCCGGCTAGGCTTCTGATCTCATGAAAAGTTGGCGGACTTTCATCAAAACGAAAATCTGTTCCTGTTCTCGCCGTTACGAATTTCTTAGTCAGGCTGTCTGGATGTAGTGATCCATCAGGGCTATTTTTCCGGATACCGGCACTTATCATAAAATCTGTTTTACTGGCTAATCTGCATCTTTCAATCACGGAGCTAAGACGTAGGCCAACGGCTTTACGGTTTTGACAGTACGCTCGATCCTAATCCAGATTGCCCACGTTGCAATGGTGAAGGGCGAGGCCGGGCGCATTTTCATGACTCGCGGGATTTATCGATTTCGGCACGCCGCCTTTATGCCGGTGTTAAGCAAGGCAAGTTTGGCTTGGAAGTGATCACTCGTAATCAGGATGATGCGCTAAAAATGGTCGGTCAACATTTGGGTATGCTGAAAAATAAAACTGAAATCAGTGGCCCTGATGGTGGAGCCATTAGCCAGGTGAATTACACGCCAGAAGATTATGCAAAAGCACAACTGGTGCTTGAGAGTAAATTGCCGGATTTGGATTGACGCAGACCCATCAAACGCGCTTGCCAGCTTCACTGTAAGCTTCTTCACGATCCCGTTTACCCACGGCTACCACAAAGACGGTGATTTTTTCGTCTTGAACCTGATAAATCAGACGGTATCCGGCGCTACGTAGTTTTATTTTGTAGCAATCAGGTAAGTCGCGCAGTTTATTGGCCTCAACGCGCGGATTTTTAATGACTTCGAGTAGCTTTTTCTTAAATTGCTGACGTACGGTATCGCCGAGCTTGTGCCATTCCTTTAGCGCCCGGCGATCAAAATCAAGATTATAAGTCATCCAGTGACACCCTGACTGGTTGCGGATTGGCTAAACGTTCTCTGACTACGGCAACCAGAGCTTGATCTTCATCGGTCAACAACACGGATTTAAAGGGCAACTTGCCACTTTGAGCCACGTACTCCAGTGTCTGGCGCAGTAAATCAGAGGGGGTGACGCCCAGTTTTTCCAGTACCGCATAAGAACGATCTTTTAAGTCATCATCGATGCGAATATTAATGTTACCCATATTTGAACCTCATTAGTGTAATGACAAATGTGATTACAATTGTCATTTTGTCCCTATTGAATAAAAAGTGCAAGGGAATAATGGCGATAAATTACCCTAATAAGGCGTGATAACAGGATCACCACATAAGCGATATTCTTTAATGGGAAAATCAGGATTTCACGTCGCGTGTCGCCCTGAAATCCTGATCTGAAAAATCATTTCTTAACTTTACCCGCATTTGGTTTGAGCTGTTCGGGCCTATGGGCAAACACGGCGTAAGCGCGAGTTCAACTCTGCGATTGCTGAAACTGACCCGGCGCTTGGTGAGGATTGGTAAGATCTACAAGAAATAGCTTGTACTTCAATGGAGTTTTTACTATCGATTAATTTGCTGAATACCGGCGCAGCGACTGCTGCCATGCAGTTAGCCGCGGTTCGGCAACGCGTGCCGGTAAAAGCGGTGTGTCATATGAACAATTTATTTTTGAATTTGCAGACTCTGAGGAAACCTAATTATGGGGCTGGCAGCCAGTCTCGCATCGGTGGACAGCATGAGCCTTAATCGTCTGCGGGATTTATGCTTGAAAAACGGCAATATCATTCGTCAGTCGGATAATGTACCGGTTGCCGAAAACCAGTTTCCGGATGAGGCTCATAATTATTTGGTGCTGCTGGGGCTGGTATTGAGGGAGAACATCGGCCCTTTTTGACAACTCAGCAGCGGGGAGGAAAGCGAGAAAAGCAAAGCTCAGGACGTTCCCGTATAGATTGGCTCTTATGGCGACCTTGTACCGGTGCAGGGCAACACTGCCAGCCGCTGGCAAGGTGGTCAGATATGCTGGATGGCACCTACATTATTGATGATGTGAAGCAAATGCATGATGTGTTAGATGAGATTGCGGCGGTGGTGGAGAAGGCAAGAAATGATTAGCCAATTCTGCTGATTTTTAGCGTAGTAGTAACCAATGAATTATTTGATATATTTTGATACAATTTTTATATCTTTTAGTTTATGGAATGAATCTGATGATTTTGGGACTAGTTACTGCTTGCGTCGTTTTATCGATTGCTGTTTTGATACTTTTGTATGCTAGAAGCAAGGAAAAAAAGCAATATGCAGTAAATATCGAAAGATATAGTAAAATAGTCGATATAGAAAAAGAGGCTGAGAAATTACGAAACGAACTTGATAGTGAAGAAAAACAACGTAGGAAAACGCTGGAACTAGAAGAAAAAGCCGCAAAAAAATCTATCCATGATGAAGTAGAAGAAAAACGTATTTCTATAGATAGAGAAGTCAAAAATAAACTAACTGAAATTGAAATAAAGGAAAAAGAATCGGAGCAGCAGTTATCTAAGCAAAAAAATGATCTTCTTTTGCTAAAAGAAGAATATAGAGAAAAAAGAGCGCGGCTAATAGAGTTAACAGAGAAGCTTTCTCAAGTTACTGATGATGCCAATATGGTTGAATTTGGTATTTACAAACCTCGATTTGATTATCATGATTCGATTGCATTCCAAGAGGCAATAAAACGAAATAAAGAGCGCCAGAAGTCACTTATACGTCAAGACGCAGCTTGTGACTCTGATACTAATTGGGAGGTAAACGGAAGTAAGGCTGAAGGCGGAAGAATGATTAAACGCTATGTTAAATTGCTAACAAGGGCGTTTAACAGTGAGTGTGATGCCGCAATAGCTAAAGTGAAATCTGGGAATGTTGATCAGTTACATAAGAGAATTGAAACGGCTTTCGATGCACTGAATAAATTTGGGCATTCTATGAATATCCGTATAACTCATGACTATCTTAATCTGCGATTAGAAGAGTTAGTTCTGTGTCATGAAAAAGAGCTTAAGCTACAAAATGAAAGAGATATATTGAGGGAAGAGCGAGAGCTTCAAAGAGAAGAAGAAAAAGCCCAGCGGGAATATGACAAAGCGATAAAAGAAGAACTGAAAGCTGAACGGGACTTCGAAAAAGCAATGGAGCGTGCACGTAAAGAACTGGATAAGGCTAATCAAGAACAAAAAGAACAAATAGAAGCTAGGATTTCTGAGTTAGAGTCCCAACTTGAAGAAGCTAGAGCTTTGTCTGAACGTGCGAAATCACAGGCACAATTAACTAGAAGTGGACACGTATATGTGATTTCAAATATTGGCGCTTTTGGCGAGGATATCTATAAAATTGGCCTAACACGCAGATTAGAGCCAGAAGATCGAGTAAATGAACTTGGTTCGGCTTCAGTTCCATTCAAATATGACATCCATGCTCTCATTTATTCTGATGATGCTCCAACGCTTGAAACGAGCCTTCATCAACAGTTTTCGAAGCGTCGCATTAACTTAGTCAATAATCGAAAAGAGTTCTTCCGCGTTCCTCTATCTGATATCGAAAGCAAGGTTCGTGAACTTGGTTACGATGCATCATTTGATGAGTTCGCCAGGGCTCCAGAGTACAGAGAATCTCAAGCTATTATTGCAGCTAGAGCTAACGAAAAGGTAAAACCAGCAACAGTTACATCTAGAATTGAAGAAGAATTTCCAGAGATGATCTAATGCGGTTTTACATAGACAATAACTAAATAGGTAAAATGGCTGGGCACACTAGCTGTTTCCAGTGAGTCATCAAATAGTCCATCAAACCCGTCACTGCGCGGGTTTTTTTATACCTAAAATATGAGGTTTCCATGTCAGAGACAATTGATTCTCTATTGGTTTCCCTTGGCTTGGAAACAGATGCAAAGAGCTTTCAAACAGCCAATGACGCAGTTAAAGGGATTAAAGATGGCATATTGCAACTGGCCGCTGCAGCCGGCACCGGTGTTGGGTTAAAAGCTCTGACCGCTGATTTATCTTCCTCAGTATTAGAAATGGATCGGCTGAGTAAAATCACCAACTTTACCGTTAAGCAGATCGACGGCCTACGTTACCCGTACAAAATAAGTCGCCGCTGGACTGGGGAAGCCTGCGGGGATTGTCTCGTTAAACAACGGGAAAATAACGATCTCACGAAGTGCAGAAAGTGGGTAAAAAATCAGCATTCACATCCATAATTAACTGTATATATACAAGTTAATTTATGGGAACATTCTTGAGAAGTGGCTAAGTGAGAGTTTTTTGCAAGTCGCTGGATCTTCAAAGAAGATAATTAGCGCTGAGCACTTAACCAGTAAATTATCGAATTGATATTGGCGGTTGATTTTTCGTTAGCCATCGGTCACTCCATAGGCTATCACTTATGCCGATGGTAACTAAACCTCCCTTACCAATCGACTGATAATGTCCCGTTTAGAGGGGATATGGAGCTGGTAGGCCAGTTGCCATGCTTTGCGCTGAGTTTGGGTCTTGTGCTCTAACATTTTGCGGATAGTCATCACTGGTATACCGGTATCACTGGCAATCACATTTTCGTTGTGGCCAGCACGGTGAAACTGATAAATAGCCAGCAAAACCTCTAATGAGTAGCGCTTACGAATACCAATATTAACGGTATCCGCCTGAGGTATGCCGCGCCAATGCTCATTACCAGGATAAATCGGTTTTGGCATTGGTCGGTAGAGGTTACCACTGCGGATCTCAGCGCGACAGCGCATTAACCAGATGATGCAGGCGGTATAGTTTCCGCGGTCATCTTCTTTGAAATAGCTGCCGGTACTTTGGTTTAGTGCTTCATCCGTCATGAAGATTCCTTTTGATTCTTGCGCCCGAACTGGGCGCAGGGATGACTCCAGCACACTGGCTGTTGTCGCCTGTGTGGTCATTTGGGTTTCATCAACGGATCTAACTGGCGGGCGCGGCAATAACTCACCGCCATGATGACTGAATCATCTTTAGCACCAGGGTAAATACTATTTTTCAGCGCGTTCCAAGTGGGTTCGTCAATAGTCAACCCAACCACGGCGGGCGGGAGAGTATTGGTTGTTACTGCTTGGGTGGTCATTGGTCAGTCCTCAGATTTTGACTGCGATAGCCAGAAACATGAACGCACCTAAAACACCGGCGAAGAAGAATTTCAGGTCAGATTGTTTTGGGTAGTCGTGGATGGTGTCACTGGTAACGCGGTGGCGGTATTGGAGTTTCTTGATGAATTCGATAGTCATGGTATGCTTTCCCATGGTTGGGTTTGGTCACTCAACCACGCTGATAATAATCCTCGTGGCTATTGTTCAGTCCTCAGTAGGAGTGCGGTTGGTCCCGCGCTTCTGGGATAGCCCCGGCTTAATCGTTGGGGCTTTTCTCTTTATTGAAACTGGTGGTCTTTCTCGGCTTCCAATTCCATCGCCCGCTCTGCTCTGGCAACACGGAGGAATATTTCCTCCTGTACTTCATCCAGATAAAGTTCCATAGCGGCGGTTTCGGTAAGTGCCGCAAGATAATGGGTACTTGCACCCGCAATAAAGCAGCCATTTTTGACAGCGGACTTAAAAGCACTAAGCATTTTCGAATGGCGACGTAAGAACTCAATCCGCTTGCCTAATTACTCTTGCTCATCAGGATCCGAAATCAATAGGCGGTCATACTGTTCTAGCGATTGCTCAACTATTCGCTGATAGTTATATTCAGTCACGATGCACCTCGTGGTTAGTGGTGTTAACCTGTTTGTTAAAGAGCGTATCCATTGTTTCGGAGAGGGAGTCAGTTTCCGAATATCAATGTAACTTTAGTTTCGTAATGAGTCAAGCATGCTTTGATACTTTAGTTTCGAGTAGGGGCAAGAAAAACCATTCAACAGGGTTTTTCAATAAATGGAATAGAACCTAGTGGGAAGGGCAATCAGATTTAGTAAAGGTGTAGGTTACGGAGTCACTTGAAAATTTATAAATATAGTTAACCGAACCCTGATACTTATCAATTAATACGTTAGCACAAAGCGAGTTTATAAAACTTGCTTTAGCGATCGACTTAATATCATTTTTACTATCATTGTCCAAAGTTATCTCATTGATTTTATATAGGTAATTTATGCTTTTATCTTGGATAAACATATCAGACAGAATGGTATTGTCATCTAGTCGCTTTGGGACGCCGAGCTTGTTTTTTTCTTCAATCATCACTGTTACTGCTCTTTCCCAAACAGATGCATTGTTGTATTTCTCAGTTGAGACGCGGCCCAGATCTTTACCAAGAACAGCAAAAAAAGTGGCAACAATAAGAATAGTGATCTTGGTTCCCCATTTTTTGATAAAACCCATAAAGCTATTTTCTGTAGCCGCGATAGATTTTGCATTAATAATGGTTTGCTGTCTTTTAGGCGAATCGCTCAACCAGCGGGTTGATGATTTTGTCTGGCTCAACTGATTTACTTGAGTTCCACAAGATGAACAATACTTGTTATGGGGCTCAATTAACGCGCCGCATTTCATACAATACATTATTACCTCCTTATAAATTCTCCCATTTAGCTTCAATGACAACTCCGATAATGCGGCAGTTACCGTTGATTTTTATCATTGGATACTGAGGGTTAAGCGGTTTTAGATATTTATTGCCTGCATCTTCAATATAGCGTTTGAATGTGGCCTCGTTATCATCAGTTAATTTAGCAATCACTAATTTCCCAGAAGTAGGCTCCACATCAGGATTGACTAAAATGGACATTCCTTCAGGGATAGTCAGGCCTACAGGCGAAGTCATTGAATCTCCTTTAACATCAAGCCAAAAAGCGTTCTGGCCTGCATATTTGGTAGTGGTTACCCAATCATCTATCTCATCAAGGCTGTATGGTTCAATAGCTTTTGACCAATTTCCTGCACTAACCCAACTGATTTTGGGATATTCATAGGATTGTACTGGGTGTGAGTCTTTATTTTCTTTTACATTAGTACCCCAATTAGTGCTGGACGCTGATTGTAATTCAGGGTTTCCCTTTCCCGTCTGAAGCCATTCTGGATTGCATAAAAGAGCGCGGGCAATATTAAATAAAGTATCACCATTAAAATTTTTGGTGAGTCCAAGCTCAGCTTTGCTTATCGCAACTCTTGAGACCCCCGCTTTCCTGGCTAATTCTTCCTGACTAAGATTCAATGCAGATCTGCGTTCATTAACTCTTTCGGCCAGAGTGCTTGCCATTAAATTCTCCAGATATTTTATATAACTAAAACCTGACACTAAAGTAACACCATCTTTAGAAACTTTGTTTTCGTTGCACGCTTGCAGGATTTCGACACTTTAGTTACGATTGGGGTGGGGGGATCATGAAACTGTATGAAATTTTGAAAACTGAAATTGGCAGCAATGCGGAAATTGGCCGTCGACTTCCTGCAAAAGGTAGACCACGTACCGGACAAGCTGTTGGTAAGTGGCGCTCACAAGGTGTGCCTGAAGATATTGCTCTGTTGTGCCATTTATCTTCTTGCATCCCATACACCTATAACCCGGCCGACTATGGTCGTAATCCGGAAAACCTTAGCCTGGTTCTGACCAAACCAGCTCATCAGTAAAGATAGAGGACTGACCAATGACCACAATTTATCAACCTGCCGGTATAACGGCAGGGGCTGCGATAGCCTCTGACGTTCGGCGGGAATTGCTATCCCGTAAAAAAGTGGGAAAGAACGGTTTACCGTTTCATACCGTGCGTGAAGATCAGATTAAGACCAGATGGACAGAAAGCGAGGCGGTGGTCATAAAAAGCACTGCCAATGCGCTGGAGTCAAACCCCGCAGTAGAAACCAATGTGGCTGCCATTCGTGGTTTTTTGGCGATGTTTGCCGAAGCACCAGAAATGCTCACTCACGTCCATGCCGAATTAAAACTCGTCGGGCTACCGGTCCCCGAATGGCTGCCTGAGCTTCCCATCAGACAGGAGAAATCCCAATGACTAACATCACGCTAACCACCACACAATCGGTAGAACTGATTGCCAATATTGTGGGTAAAAAACTGGCTATTGACGGGCAAGAGGCCCGCCGTATGGCTATCACAGGGGCTTTGTCTGGAGTTACTCAGGCGTTTTATTCCCGTCAACATAGTCCCTCAGATACCAAGCAGCCGTAGGGGGATTTATGAGCCTGTTATTTAAATATCGGCCACTGGTGATAAATCCAGAGTTAGCGGCCCGTATCGGTTTGAATGAAGCCATCGTTTTGCAGCAGATTAACTATTGGCTAACCGAAACTAACTCAGGCATTGAGCAGGAAGATATTAAGTGGGTTTACAACACGCACAAAGAGTGGGTGAAACAGTTCCCATTCTGGTCAATTGATACGGTAAAACGCACGCTTTTGACGCTGGAAAAATTGGGATGTGTTCGTGTTGAACAACTGGCAAAAGCGCAGCGCGACATGACGAATTATTACACGATTAACTATGAGTGTAACGCGCTAGATAGCGACAGCAAATTGCCACAGTCCAAGGGGGCAAATTGCCCTGATGGAGATAGCAACTTGCCCCCATCCATTAATGCAGATTGCCCCCATCTGAAGAGGGCAGATTGCCCTGATGTTCATACAGAGATTACAGAGACTACAACAGAGACTACTTCAGAGATGCGAAAGCGTAAGGCTGTTAAAAGTTCGGTATTTGATTTTTCGTCTTTCCCAATGGCGGTGAGCCCTGAAATTTGGGATGACTACCTAAAACACCGAAAAGCAAAACGCGCACCCATTACTCAAACTGTGGTGAACATGCTGGGTAAGGAGTTGAGAAAAGCGGCTGCGTCTGGTTGGTCAGTGGATGATGCGTTATCTGAAGCGATGGCCGCCGGTTGGCAGGGGTTCAAATTTGAATGGTTACAGAATCGTAGCCGGCCACAAAATCAGTATACAGGTAACACCGGCATGAGCCGTCAGGAAGCACTAGAGGCCCGTAATGCACAAGTTGCTGACGATTTTGTCAATGGTGGGTGTGCGTATGCGGGATCTTGATAGGCGTGAATTCGCGGAAGTCATGAAAGCCACTCTGGCGATATACGGCAAAGATGCATCAAAAGTCGTGCTCGATCTCTATTGGAATGCATTGCTGCCCAACGATATCGACACAGTACGCCAGGCATTCAGTAACTGGCTGACCAATCCGGATCAAGGCCGTTTCTCGCCAAAACCTGCCGATATTATTCGCAATATCCAACATATTGCTGGTAAACCAGATTGGCTCTCAGCGAATGAGGCGTGGGCACTGGCATTACCGGCGCAAGATGAAGCTAACACCGTGGTTTGGACGAATGAAATTGCCCAGGCATGGAATATTGCTCAGCCAATTATGCAGGAAGGCGACAAAGTGGGGGCGCGTATGGCTTTCATTGCGGCATATGAGCGGTTGACTAAAGCAGCACAAGGGACGGGCCGGTCACCGGAGTGGTCAGTGTCGGAGGGATGGGACAAAGAAACGGTAAAACGCACGGTTGAACAGGCGGTAACAACAGGACTCTTGTCCAAACCTAAAGCTGATAAATATCAGTTATTGTTGCCAGACAAAAACCAGTTAGATGAGGGCGTACCCACAAAAATACGTCATTTTTTAGACGAACTGAAAGACAAAATTAAACAGGATCAGGAGGAAAGAGCCAGAAAATGGCGCGATGAAAGTATCAGGTTACAAGATTCACTGGTGAGCAAATATGAAAAGTCGTTAAAGCAGGCCGCTGACCACGGTTTGCAAAATAATCACGTTACTGAGGACTGACCAATGAGCATTAATTTCAAGAATGTATTGATTTATAAACTATCTCGCGATGTCTCTTTCGTTGATTTGGAAGAGCAACTGACTGATTAGTGACTTTTATCATTGAATGGTTAAGAGATAATTGATAAGACTTACTTCACATTATAATTTATTTGGTATAAAGCATGGAAGACCAAAGTACCTTCAGAATCAAATTTGCCTATTTTCATCCCACGTGGGATAGAAGTGTACACTCGGTTCCGGCGTTAAAATCTCAGGGGCAAAGTGTATTGCCTAGTGAATTTACACTTGAGATGGATAAAGCCATTTTTTGCCCCGAATGTTTCACTCCGCTAACTAGAAGACCAAAACATAAGGAAATGACTACGAATGGTCGGAATGCTAGTTTTGCTCACTTACGTTCGTTCCGTGATGTACCTTGTTTTTTGCGCTCTAAGCCAGCAGAAGGGAAGAAATATTTAAGTGAAGAAGAAGCCAAAAAAGCAATTTTAGATGATCAATTGGCAATCGTTAAGGCATTTGTGACACAGCGGCCTGAAATAAAAAAATCTGAACTTGGTACTTACGATCAAAACCATCTTGAGGATATCGATGGTTGTCTATCTGAAGTCGCGATCGGTAGGCATACCGGTAAGTCGTTCTCACTACCAAGTATAATAACCACAGTGGCAGGTTTTTGCCGAAATTTTGACAATAATTACTATAAATTTTTTGTTCTACCAGGTGAGAATAATGCGGAACGTCTTGATAGATTATTAGTTGATATAAATACAGTGAAAGATATAACCCATTCGCCAAGACTATTTTATGGAAAAATACAAAGTAGTTCGAGCCGGCCTTGGGACTCATCAATACGAATGACTAAGTTAGCATGGGGATATAACAAAGATTACGCTGATTTCTATTTTAAGCAGAAAAATAAAGATGCCAAAGATAAACATGTAAACGAAGATAGTCGAGGACGTTATATTCTCATGTACGGCACAGTAAAAAAAAGCGGAATAGGTTTATGTTTATCTGATTTGGGCTGGGGGGAGTTCGCTCTTCTTCCAGAGAAATATAACTATCTATTGGACGATAAGCAGACATAAAATTGTTAAATCAAATTGATGTTATCGATCTTGTTCGTACAAAAGCCAAACTTGAGGTATGCAACGGCAAGGTTCGCAAAGTTAACCACCAGGCGGAAACCGAGGAACAGGCCGCGCTGATTGCGTGGGCGGATAGAACTGTTATTGATGGTATTCGTATCGGGGATTATCTGATCCATATCCCCAATGAGGGGAAGCGTGGGCCAAAGGTGGCTAGGGATGCTAAGCGGCTAGGATTGAGGAAGGGCGTGCCAGATTTGTTTCTGGCGCTGCCGAGTGGCAAGTATGCGGGGTTGTGGATAGAGATGAAGTCGGGAAAAGGAATGCCAACAGAAGCACAGGTTGCGTGGATAACTAGGCTAACGAGAGCGGGATATATCACTAAAGTTTGTTATGGATTTACGCACGCCCAGGCACAGATTCAATATTACTTATCCTAAATTAATTATAAAAATGGACGTTTAGGCTCTTTTAATCGTGTTTTATACCCATACTTCAATTCTCATTAATTCCAGCTAGTTACTATATTTTATAATAGCGTAACGTCATGTAATTAATGGTTTTGTGATTTCAATCACGGACAGTTAATATTTAGTTACATTAGTTGATATGCAACGGATTGAGCTGTAATTTATCTGAAAATAAAATTTTTTAAGATAATCATGAGCAATAAATCAACAGTGCAGCAATTCTTTTGGGTGAATCACAGTAAAAAGCATCATGAAAGAGAGATAAAGGATGGCATCCTTGTCTCTGGTGTTGATGGTAAAACTAAACGTGGTTATAGAGAGATGCTGGGCCAAGCATGTGTGGGGGATGTCATATTTATTTGTTACCAGCAAGTCATTGGATATGTAGGGGGGGTAACTTCGCATCCGACAATGATTGATGACTGGAATGATACAGGTATACCGCACTGGCGTGTTGGCGCTATTTTTAAAGAGCTAAAGCATCCTATTAATATTACTGAACACGCTAGCCACTTGGTGAAAATTAAACGTGATTATTTGGCGCCCATTGATAAGAATGGTTGGCCAATACAAGGTGCCTATATATCTAATATTGACTTAGATATGGCTTCATATTTAATGGCTAAATCAGATATCTATGTTAAAAATGGCCAAATCGTTGATATTGAAAAAGGGGCAAGTGATAGAATATTAAACCTCAAAAGTTTCTTGAGTTCATTAACAGTAAAAAATATTAAAGAAACACTCAAACTATTCTCCAGCTTTGAGCCTGAGCGGTTTTGTTATAACGACTCTACGATTTATGATTTAGTTCATGAAGGCCATAGATATCCACCAAAGGTAGTGTTTGGTTTTTCTGCATTGTATGTAATGAATAGAGTGCTTCATCCTGATGAATTTACGGGGGGAGTTGACTCTGAAAGCTTTGGGATACTACAAGGGTTAGGGTTTCATATTGAGCCCAAGAAAAACATAATACAGAGACCTATTTTATTTGATAAATATTCTAGAAAAGAAATTAGCCAACTGTTTGAGCCTGGTTGTAAGTTTAGCCCGGGAGCTGGTCGTTGGGGCGGCACAGGTATTGTATGGTTGAATAACCAATCTCAAGATGTTGTTTTTATGGTCACACTTGAGAAGATATCTAGTGCAAATCCTTACTCTGACTCTTTGTCTGACGATGGTACGTTGCGCTGGGAAAGTCAAACACAGATGGGGATTGATAGTGATAGAACTCTTCAACTGATTTCTCATGATTTTAATACGAGTAACATTCATCTTTTCTTACGTAGTGATAAAAAAACCAAATATAGCTATTTAGGATTGCTTGCGTATGAATGGCATGATGAAAATAGTTCAAATCCAGTTCTATTTAAGTGGCGCCTTATCCATGCAGCAATGAGTAGTAATCTTTCCAAGCAATTAGGGGAGGATTCTGTGGTTTCCATAATAGCCCCGAAATGCAACGAACCTATTGAAGAGTTTGATCCAGATACATTCTTTTTGAATCTAGTAAATGCCCCAGAAAAGAAAGTTATATCTAATAAAACAAAAACAACTGATATACAGAAAAAAAAGTTTGAACCTGATTGGGCAGCAGTTGATGAACGTAATAGAACTCTTGGAGAGCGCGGTGAGTTATTAGTTATGGTTTATGAATTTGAACGTTTACGCAAAGCTGGACGCAATGATCTAGCAGCAAAAATAGAACGGATTTCAGCAGTCGATAGTTCTGCAGGCTATGACATTAAATCATTCGATTCTTTGGGAAATGAGATTCTGATCGAAGTCAAGACAACAACTGGTGGAATACATACCCCATTTTATATTTCACTTAACGAAGTGTCTGTGGCTGCAAAGAATCAAGAACGCTACTATCTATATCGAGTTCATGACTTAAACATAAAAAGTAAAACAGGTGGGATATATTTGAAACAGGGAAGTGTCGAGGAAATATTTGAGCTAGAAGCTATTAATTTCAGAGCCAAGGTAAAATAATACATTATTATTTGGTTCTCATCATGTTGGTAGTGATGATTTTGTACATGATAAAAATACAAAATTATTTCATTTTCTGCAATAACTTCATTATTGTTGCGATTTACGCAATGCTCTATAGAATCAGTCTTGTGAATTTAAAACACAGGACTGACCAATGACCATTGCTATTGAACAACTTATCAAAATGCACGATCCTCGCTGCGTCAGCATTGAATCGCTGAATATTGGCCGAGGTCGTGCAGTTCTGACCAAAGACCAGATATTAGGGACTTTCGCTACCTGCCAGCACCAGCACCCAGTCGGATTCGATATCTTGATGACCAAATACCGCAATGATTGCAAAGCCGAGCAACGTATACGGGCCGCTATAAGTATATGGTTGCATAAGCGACCACATCCTCCTCGTGGCATTGCTGCCTGCCAGTTAGCGCTTAATATGGTATTGGATAGAAATCTCCCGGCGCAGGTAGAGCAAATTGCCACTTTATTGCGCCGCTATGGATCCCGCACCGGGATGACAAAAAAAGTCGTTGAAGGGCTACAGCAGCAAATCAAATTATTGGAAAGAGATAAAGCTCAGTCTCAGCATGATGGAATTATTGAGTTTATTTCTCTCCAAATCGATACGCTTCATACAAAAATCAAAACAGAACGTGGTGCACTGCGGGCATGGGCTAATCAACAGGCTGCAGTAACCCAAGTCTGCCCCCGTTGTCACGGTGCCGGTAAAACCCTGCGGCCTCATCCCGAAACATGCAACGAATGCGGTGGTAGTGGCCGTATACCGCCAACAATGGAGCATCTGCGCAAATCAATGGGCATCATAGGGGCTGATATACCCGTCGGGGAGTGGGTTGCGCAATATGTACCACTGGTTAAGGAATGTATGCAGTGGCTATATGTTGAAGAGTCAAATGCTGGTGAGGCTTTAATTGAAAGAATTCAGTTAGAAAAAGACTTTTGACCAATGATTGACCCTGAATCATATATGCGCTAAATTTCCCAAAGATGCCGGAGTATGCTTAAAAGCTGCTCCGGTTTTTTATTGGTCAGTTCTGGTCAGTCCTGACTACCCCGAAAGCCTGCATGGTTCGCCCAGCAGGCTTTTTTATTTCCCCAAACCGGGGAGGTGGAGCATAAAAATGCCTGAAAAAACATCCTTGGCTTCATATATTACAGGGGGGGTGATGGTGATTCTTGGCAAGTTAGGGAGGTTGTTAAATGACTTAACCCTTAATGACTGGGCCATAGTTATCGGTATCATCATCTGTGTCGCCACATTCTTTTTAAACGCCTATTGGCAACGGCGACAAACCAAAGCCATAGAGAAAGCAGCCCGCGAAGGATACGCCATCATCCGGGGGACGAAGTAATGGCAATCTCCCAACGACTAATGACGAAAGTTGCCAGTGTTGTCGCGGGGGGCGCTATGGCTATCGCAGTTGCACTGATTGGCGGTCATGACGGATTAGAAGGGCGCGAGTATGTGCCTTATTACGACGTGGTTGGTGTGCTGACTGTTTGTGATGGACATACCGGCAAAGACATTATTCCCAGCAAACGGTATAGCGATGCTGAATGCGATGCTTTGCTACACCAAGACCTGATACCTGTATTCGCTGCCATCGACCATATCGTGAAAGTTCCAATGTCTGATTTCCGCAAAGCTGCCTTGGCATCATTTGGCTACAACGTCGGTATTACTGCCATGACCCATTCCACTATGGTGAAAAAGCTCAACCGTGGCGATACATCGGGCGCGTGCGATGAGTTACGCCGATGGATTAAGGCAGGTGGTAAGGTCTGGAAGGGGTTAATTAATCGCCGTGAAGTTGAACGCGAATTATGCCTGATGCCATAAAACCCTTATAAATTAGCTAATAACACCTGTTTTTGAGTCATTTTGGTAACGCTACGTGAAATCTGAATCACTGGTGTATGCCATTACCCCTGCTTTTTTCACAGTAAACGGCTTTAAGCCCGGATCCTGATATGTCCACAAAACTACTTATCGCCATTACCAGCATTCTGTTGGTGGTGATCCTGTGCCTTGGCGCGACCGCTTTCTATTTCCACAAAGCTGCTGTCGAGAAGGATGGGCAATTATCACAACTGCAAAGTGAGCTTGATGAATCAAAAGCAATCCAAGCATTACAGGCTTTTCAGTTCCAACGTTCCAATGAAATAGCTGCACAGGCCGGTCGCTATAACGTCACCATTGCTGCCAAAAGTGAGGAAAGGCAAATTGAAAACCGCAAAGACCTCAAAACTGAGGAATGCGCTGATCGGTATATCCCTGACGCTACTGCTCAGCGGATGTACGACTATACGGACGGTTTACGTGCCAGGGCAATGCGCCATTCCGGCCAACCTGACGGAACCCTTACTGGTACCACTTCCCCCAGCAGAATGACATACCGCCAAGCAGTGTTGTGGATTGACCCGTTGCTGACCCTGTTAGACCGGGCCAATAACGATAGAGAGTCAATTCGCAGTCTGCCATCACAACAACCAGTGAAACAGGAATGACAATGAGCGATAAAGATATTGAGAAAGAAATTCAGCGTAAAGGCTTAAATGCCCCACGTATTACTCCTGAGCATATTGAGCGCGTTCAGGTTGCTGGTCTATATCATCACTTTCCGGGTACTACTGTAATTATCTGCTGTCTCACATTAGAGAATGGCTACACCGTTACCGGAGAGAGTGCTTGCGCAAGTCCTGAGAACTTTGATGAAGAGATTGGTATCGGATGGCGGTCTGCGCTTAAGTAAGTATCATCAGGAATATTTTGCGGCTGTTGAGCAAACGATGAATATCACTCTGCTCGATGAGCAAAAACAGTGGTACATCCGCAAGGAGATTGAGCAACAGGAAGAAATGAAGCAGGAATTCCCCAGCACGCCATCAGAGGCATTCTTAACCTCTAGCCGCCGCGTATTTGCAGCCATTAACGTCATAAAAGCTGAAGGTCAGTGTTAGTCACCGCTGTTGGTATACGACATTGAGCCGGTTATCTGAATTGATTGTCGGGCTGCTGCTGCAGATTCAAGTGAGTGTATTGGATATGTGGGTAGAATTGTTAGACCTGCCAAACAAGCAAGAATTCATTGAGCGCACCCGTGGCGCATTGGGTACACCGAAAGCATCGGATGAAATGACGCCAGAAGAGCAGCAGGCGGCGCAGCAGGAACAACAGTTACAGCAGTAACAACAGTTACAGCAGTAACAACAAAAACTGGCAATGCGTGAGCTTACGGCCAAAGTGGAACGTTTGGAAGCCGAGGCTAAACGCATTAATGCCCAGGCAGAACGTGAGACGAATTTAGCTAATGGCCAGCGCTTCAACGATGCTTATACTCAGGCGAAAACGGGGCAGGTGCTGCAAGACATGCAGAATGTGACCGAAGAGATAGGCGCGTTACATGAAGAAATGATGCAGGCCATTCAAGGTCAAATTGACCAAATACCACTCTAGCTATTGCATACCGACAAAATACGCGCTAAATTCCAGAAAGATGTACTACAGTGCACTGAATTAAGCCTCGCCTAAACAGCGGGGCTTTTTGTTTTCTGTCATTTATGAATTACATCTGAAAATTAACTTCTTACACCTATATACGGTAATTTTATATGTGTAAGGGAATAGGATATAAAAATCAAATAAGGAAATAATAGAATGAATAGAAATTCCGGTCCAGATGAAGTCAGAATTGTCATTACAGGAGGGCCAAAAGATTTAGAGAACACTACGCATCACACGATAAACCCATCATTACCGCGAAATAATACACCTTGGCCAATAGGGAATAATCGATACGCACAGCCATTCCCATTTACCTACAATCCACCTCTGGCTAATAAATTCACTTCACATATAACAGTGATGGATAATGAGGATAAAGTAAATGCGGCGCTTGAACAGGCGGGAAAACAATATCCACAGAATATTGCTGTTGCTCAAAAAGATGCGCAGTCAGCATTAAATGCAGCAACTATATCATCGGTAAAAAATAACAGTGAATTACGCAGCGCAATAAATGAATTGCACGAATTAAGTTCTGTTTTAGAACAAGCACTCAAGGATGAAGAGAGTGCCAGGCAGAATTTGAATGAAAAGCGCCAACGGGCTAATGACGGTTTAAATCGCGGTATTCATTTATTCAAAATGGAGAACTTCCGCAACAAGCCGGAACTTTGGGATTTTGTGGTAGGCACTATGTCCCATAATCGCCACTTTATGGTGTCATGGGAAAATGATGTTGTTAAAACCAAATATGAAGAGTTTCACGCCGCCAATAATTATATAATGATGAAGAGCCGAGTCACCGCTCTGAGTGAAGAACTTAAAGCTAAGACGGCAAAACTGAATGCCATTAGAGAACGCTTAATGCTAGCATCTACCGCGGAGAGTACACCTAACCCAGTTAGACAGCAGACTACTACGGCCCGACGAGAAGAAGCACAACGTGAGGCAGCACAACTCGAAGAGAAGCTGAAGGAAGATACCAAGTTACTTGCTACTGTCACCAGCGATATGACTAAAAAATTTGGTAAGGAATTTGGTGACCTGGCGACAGAGCTTTCTCAAAATATTCGTGGCAAGAAAATTCGTAATTATCAAGATGCCATGGCAAGCTTTGCTAAGTTTCAAGCTAATCCCTATATCAATATGAGCCAGATAGATCGCAATGCTATTGCTGATGCGCTTAAGGCTCTGGATAAAAGAACTCTGGCTGATAACCTAAAGCGGTTGAGTGCGAGTTCTGCTCTCCTAGCTAAGGGGTTCACTGCCGAAGTATTTTATTCAAAATTTGAGGAAGGTTGCAGAACCGATAACTGGAAGCCCTTGATGCTGGAAATTGAAGCCATGGCATTAAGCGGGGTTGCAGCGGCGGCCATGACAATGTTTCTACCTCAGGCTGTGTGGCTACTTTCTCTTGCTGTTCCCCCCACGGTGGCATTTATTGTCGTTGTTATCAGTATAGCGATTGTAGCCTCGTGGGTGAATGCTGAATTTGTTGATAAACTTAATGGTGCAATTTTAGATTATATCAATAGCCACATCATGGATTACTAAAAAATAACCCGGCGCGCTATCACTTTTTACTCGCACGCCGGACCACAAAAAATTTCTTGGTAAAACTTGTATAGGCAAAAAGTATTGAGTAGTTCAGAATAAACCAAAGTGGATATAAAAAAGCCATATATAAAAACGATAACGTATACTTATTTCGGCTAAAAGTACCCAATCTATTATGGCTATCCAAATCTATATTTGAAAGGCAGAGTATAACCAGAAAGACAAGATAAAATAAGGATATGGAAAACATAACCTTAATGTATTGATTAACGCTGTAATCAAAATTAATGGGTACATCAGGTTTTTTTCGCATTATGGTTAAAAATAGATACATGCTGACACTAAGCAGAGGAACTACAAATGCATTATAGTTGGCCATTATTTTGCTGAATATCGGAAATGATGATGATGTCGCCCCAACGGGACCCAACATGAAGTTGTCTATAAATGTTGATAAAAACAGTGATAACTCTGAAGGGGACTCATCCTCTATATATATAGTGATCAGAATGAAGGGAATGAGTCCAATAGTAAGGAAAATATAGGTCGTTAAGTCTGTTTTACGCTTTGCTTCCATTTGAGTATTTTCCATGTATGTTTTATTTAAATCTAACACTCTGTTGAATATTACTTTTGTTTACTGATGTTCCCTGCGAACAATATCGCAAACGAGCGTTATAAAACAGTCAAAAAGGTATATTTGGATTTCTTCTGAATTAGTCATCTTCAACTCGAGCGTTTTATCAACCAATTTGGCTTATACCGCTAAGCGCTCTTATCCAAGCGAAAATGGGGCAGGTGCTGCAAGACATGCAGAATGTGACCGAAGAGATAGGCGCGTTACATGAAGAAATGATGCAGGCCATTCAAGGTCAAATTGACCAAATACCACTCTAGCTATTGCATACCGACAAAATACGCGCTAAATTCCAGAAAGATGTACTACAGTGCACTGAATTAAGCCTCGCCTAAACAGCGGGGCTTTTTGTTTTCTGTCATTTATGAATTACATCTGAAATATAACTGCCGCTGTATATACAGCAAGTGTGTTTATACATACTCATTGGATATAAATAAGACAAAAAAGGAAATTAAAATGTCAACAATAACTCATTATCGAAACGGAGTTCCCTACAATGCTGCTGGTGAGGTTGTTATTACCATTACAGGTGGCCCAGATAAGTTGGATAACACAGTATCTAATAATTCCAGTCAAAGATTCGGTTCAATATCTAACAGTCCACATCGTTCTTTTCCAACAGGCTCAACCTACCAACATCGCCGACAAAATACGTATAATCCTGATACATTTGGTCAATCTATATTTGAATATTTGGATGATTTACCAGACACGGCACCAAGCGAAGATTCAGAAGGTCGGGAATTAAATGAAAAGTTAAAGAATGATACCAAACTACTTGCTGAAGTTATGAGGGATATTACCAAAATGTTTGGTAATGAGTGGGGTCGAATAGCAGACAATCTTTCTCAGAACATTAGAAAGAAAAAAATTCGTAATTATCATGATGCTATCGCCACCATAGAAAAGTTAAAGAGTAATGAATTTTATAAAATCCCGACGGATTATCGGAATACCATTTCTGATGCAATTAAAGTTTTGGATAAAAAAACCTTGGCTGATAATTTCAACCGTCTGAGTGCAGCTTCTGGTCTACTGGCAAAGGGGTTTACCGCCGAAGCATTTTATTCAAAAATAGAGGAAGGCTTCAGAACTGGAAACTGGAAACCGTTAATGTTAGAGATTGAGGCCTGGGCACTCAGTGGAGTGGCTGTGGCTGCTATGACAAGATTTATACCTTATGCATTATTTAGCCTTACTCTCATTATTCCGATGGTCACGGCACCCGTTGGTTTCGCTATCGTAATGCTTGGGATAGTAATTTTGGCATCGTTAATTGATGCCAAATTGGTGGATAAACTTAACGAAGAAATCAGAGCGATGGTCAATGCACTTAGGACCGACTGTTAAGTAATAGCAAGGCGTGTTATTGTTTTTGAATAGCGCGCCTTCCTTCAAAAAAGTTTTTAGTAAAATAAGTATAAGTGATGAGTATTGAGCAGTTCAAAAGAAACCAGCAGGGATATAAAATAACAATATACAGTAGTGATAGAGTGTGTTTATTTCGACCCCAAAAACCCAATCTGCTATGGTCGTTTAGATCGATATATAAAAAGCACATAGCGATAAGAAATAAACAGTAAATTAGTGAGGTGGAAAAAATAATTTTGATGTAGTGACTAGTGCTAAAGTCAGTGTTTTTAGGTAGTTCAGATGGTTTCCAAATAACCAGTATAAGAATATACATAACCATGACTAATATAGGTGTTATCAATGCATTGTAGTTAGCCATTATCTTGCTGAGTATTGGGAGTGATGATGATGCTATACCCACGTTACCCAGAGCAAAATCATCTACGAAGGAGGATAGCGATAATAAAAAATCTGTAGGGGATTCATCATCAATATATACGGGCATAAATATAAAGGGGGTTAACCCAATAGTGAAAAAAAACAAGGTGAATAAAGTTATTTTACGTTTTTCTTCCATTTAGATACTTTCCATTTAAGTGTGTATAGCAAAAATATATTACTCAATGTCATGTTTATTTACTGAGTTCCCCCTCCGAACAATATCGCACATTTTGATGGTTAGAAAACCAAAAAGGTATATTTGGATTTCTTCTGAATTAGTCATCTTCAACTCAAGCGTTTTATCAACCAATCCGGCTCATACCGCTAAGCACTCTTATCCAAGAGTGCTTAGCGGTATGAGCGGCGATACGCCTTTCTCATTCGGATCTATCCGGTAAATAGTCATGCAGGAGTCATAACGTGGACATTGAATTAGCAGGTAATGAAACGCCAGAAGAGTTGGAAGCGCTGATTGATGGATTTGGTAATGTGGACATTTCAAATGTAACCCAGACAGCAGCAGTAACGACTACCCCAGTTGCTGTTGTTACTGAAGATACTCATGCTGTCGTCAATACGGGCGATAAGAAAGACACGCTGTCCCTTACAACACGCAAACAGCAGGTGAGAAGGTGACTGCGGTGATTGCAGGCGGCGCTGCCAGTGGCCGCCTGGCCGTCAACATCTTGTATGTCGCGGTCGGTTACTAATCCCTCTCAATCCTATCTAAGCCCACTCTGGTGGGCTTTTTACTTTCTGCAATCTGGAGTTTCTCATGCCTAATAAAATCGCCGTGGTCTATATCGGCCCTAAAGAAACGTGACACCATTACCGGTAGCCGCCTGGTATTCTCACGCCATAAACCGGTTGAAGTTGAAAGTGCCATTGCTCATCAGTTGTTGGATTTCCTAACGGTATTTATTCGTCACGATGAGTTAGAAAGTATGCTCAATCTGCAACAAGCCTCAGAGCAAGTGCATGCAGCGCTGGAGGCTCTACTCATAGAACAAGCCAAACTTGAGGCCATGAAAAATAGCTTTGTACTGAAGATTGGTAGTGATGAGGTCGATATTGCCAAATTGATTTCGGTCCAATTGGCCACACTGATTGAATCAGAAGATCTAAACATCAAGCAAGGTGTTCAGGAAAAGGTCGATGAATTCTGTGTTCGTATCCGTGAAGCCATCCGTTCTTTATCGTTTGAAAATATCGCTCATTGTCCAATGCTGCTAGACATTGCATAACTTTTTTAACCGCATTTTATCGATGTTAGTAACCCTATGCATTTTAATTGATTCAGAAAGTTGCCACTAACTCATTGGCTAGAGTCGCAAACTTAATGGGTGATATTGATCTGAATGCCGCCTAGTTCTCGTTATTGGGCACTCTATCTAGCCTGAGTTATTCTTTATCACTTTCTATTAGTTATGCCTATAACTCATTATTTTAATAGGAAAATGTTTGTCCTAAAGTGAGGCTAAGCGATTGCTCACACTGATCCCCATGACTATCATCGCCGGATGAAAACGACCCCTACACCTCATGATGCTTTTTTTAAAAATTTCGTGACCAAACCCAAAACGGCTTATGATCTGCTGGATATTCACCTGCCACCCGCCCTGCGGAAAATCTGTGACCTGAAAACAATGCGGCTGGAGCCGGGCAGCTTTATCGAGAATGACCTGCGCGCTTATTACTCTGATGTGCTCTACTCGCTAAAAATGCAGGGGCAGGATGGCTATGTTTACGCCTTGATCGAACATCAAAGCTCCCCTGACAAGCATATGGCTTTTCGCCTGATGCGCTATGCCATTGCCGCGATGCAAAGCCATCTTGATGCCGGACACGATAAACTGCCGCTGGTTATCCCTATTTTGTTCTACCATGGGCTGATTACGCCATACCCGTATCCAATGAACTGGCTGCAAGCATTCAGCGAGCCGACACTGGCCAGACAACTGTATGGCAGTAATTTCCCACTGATTGATGTGACTGTGATCCCCGATGACGAAATCATGACACACAAGCATATCGCCGTGCTGGAACTGTTACAGAAACACATCCGCCATCGCGACCTGTCTGAGTTATCGGATAAATTGGTCATGCTATTATCGAATGGTTACACGACGGATGATCAGCTAATATCTATGGTCAATTACATGCTACAGGTGGGTGATACGGCTGCGCCGGAACAATTTATCCGGGATTTGGCTCACCGACTGCCGCAACACGAGGATAAACTTATGACCATTGCACAGAAGTTGGAAAAAAAAGGTGAGAAGAAGGCCACCTTGAAAATTGTCCAGACTATGTTAGCTAATGGTCTTGACCGTGCCACAGTAATGAAGTTGACCGGTCTGAGCGATAAAGAGCTGGCACAACTTAGCCACTAAGTTGCCACTAACTCACCGACTAAAATCGTAAATCTAATGGGCGATGTTATCCTCAACCTTGCCTAGCTTTTGTTATTTGTCATCCTCACCAGTCTGAATTATTCTTTACCGCTTCCTATTAATATCCGCTATAACTCCCTATTTTAACTGAAAAAAATGTTTGTCCTAAAATGCTCCCAGCTCATTGCACGGCGAAACGCCACTGGGCTATAGTCACGCCGCAGCGGCAAAATCTGCTGCCGGGATTAGCGTCCCGGAATTTACCAAAACGCACAGCCATAGACACGGTGATTATGTGCGGGCACAGTGACACCTGTAATTTAGTAAGCAATGGTGAACTGGGCGAGGGCATCGCAAGATGCGCCGGGTTCTTTGGTAACCGGTAACGCTAACCTTGTTCAGTTCACCACCCTCTTGAGGTTAGCGTCTCTTGGTGGTGATTAATTTCCCCTACCAAAGAGGTTGTCATCATGGATTCGACGACTAAAAACCTATCGCTTTACTCCCGTAATTTCACCGTTCTCCCTTTGCCAAGCTTCTCTTCCACTTTACCTCCGCCGGAGGTGCCCCATGTACGATGACACCCCTCGCGAAGCCGAAGAACTTATCGACCACTGTCGCGCGCTGATTTATGCCATCGTGACACTGGACAGAGCCGATGTTAAAGAGGTGCTTTCATTGCTTTTGTGGCAACAAATCGATGCGTTACACAGCACCTATTTGCAGGATAGCGATGAGCCGCTCGAAGTGGCTTAAACCTCATAAAACAATGGATAGGCCACCACTAGAGCGGATTTATTGATGGTGAGCCTATCTGTAATTAGATAAATCACAATGCTTGTCATGATATCACTTTATGATATCATGACGGGGCTTTGGCGAGCAAAGAACGCATAAATTAAGGACAATGATGTGATTAAATTGAACGCTAAGCATTACAAAACGCTACGAACTATTTTTGCTACACCGACATCAACAAATTTAGAGTGGCGCAAAATTGAATCTCTATTCATAGCGTTGGGCGCAATAGCTACAGAAGGGAGCGGTTCACGGGTCCGCTTTGAAATTAATAAGATAGTTGCTTCATTTCATCGACCACATCCCGACAAGGAAGCGAAAGCCTACCAAGTGCGTGATGCCAAAACATTTCTTGAAGCTGTAGGAGTGGTACCATGAATACAATGACATATAAAAATTATGCCGCAAAAATTGAATACAGCGATGAAGATCAATGCTTGATTGGTCATATTGCCGGTATTCGCGACGTTATCGGTTTTCATGCAGATAATGTAGCTGATTTACGTATCGCCTTTGAAGAAGCTGTAGATGACTATCTGAGCTATTGCGCTGAGCAAGGTCGTGAACCACAGCGCCCAGCCAGTGGCAAAATTAGCTTACGCATACCGCCAGAAATTCATTCAGCAATCAATATTGCTGCGGAAGTTTCAGGGAAAAGCACCAATCAGTGGATCAGTGAGACACTTGCGAAAGCAGCGCACGGATAATTATCGTTCCTTATTGTCATTAATGCTTATAGCAGCAATGAGGGAGACATTCATCCCGCAAACGTTTATCAGCAATCTGCTATTAGTCATGGTGAATTAAATGCGGCCGAGTTACTCAGGTTACTATCATGAACGATGAGCTATATGCCGATCTGCTGGCCAGTGCAGAAGAGATGGTAAAAATTGAACAAGGTGAGTTGACGCTGAAATCGGAACATGTTCATACGTATACTGATATTGATGTGCAAGTAATTCGCGAAAGATTCGACCTAAAATAACCTCATCTGGTTGTGCCAAAACTGGCACAACGCTATCCCGCTGCTTCAGAACGTAATCCCTGCCACCATACTCTCTCCCAAGCAACGGAGAGTTGCCACATGGCGGATTATCATCATGGTGTGCGAGTGCTCGAAATCAACGATGGCACCCGCACTATTTCTACTGTCTCCACCGCCGTTGTCGGTATGGTGTGTACTGCGCCTGATGCAGACACCGAGACTTTCCCACTTAATAAACCCGTACTGATTACTGATGTGATTGCTGTAGCGAGTAAGGCAGGGAAAAAAGGGACTTTATCTGCCACGCTGGCCGCAATTGGTGACCAGTGTAAACCCGTTACTCTGGTGGTGCGTGTCGCCGAAGGTGAGGGTGACAGCGAAGAAGAAATTCAGGCCGCGACTATTTCCAATATCATCGGTGGTGCAGATGAAAACGGTCAATATACTGGCCTAAAAGCCTTGCTTACAGCTAAGGCGGTTACTGGCGTTAAACCCCGCATTCTCGGGGTGCCAGGGCTGGATACCAAAGAGGTTGCGGTGGCTCTGGCATCGGTTTGTCAGCAGTTGCGTGCCTTCGGTTATATCAGCGCGTGGGGCTGTAAAACGCTGTCGGAAGCCACCAAGTACCGCGAGAATTTCAACCAGCGCGAGCTGATGTTGATCTGGCCGGATTTTCTGGCGTGGGACACCACGGCGAACGCCAGCACCAAAGCATGGGCGACTGCCCGCGCACTCGGACTGCGCGCCAAAATCGACCAAGAGCAGGGTTGGCATAAAACTCTGTCAAACGTCGGCGTCAATGGTGTGACCGGTATCAGTGCCAGTGTATTTTATGATTTACACGCTCAGGGTACCGATGCTGACCTGCTCAATAACGCAGGCATTACCACGTTAGTTCGCTCTGATGGTTTCCGTTTTTGGGGTAACCGCACCTGTTCAGATGATCCACTTTTTCTGTTTGAAAACTATGTTCGCACCGCACAAGTACTGGCTGACACTATGGCCGAAGCACATCAGTGGGCAGTCGATAAACCCATGACCGCCACGCTGATCCGCGACATTGTCGAAGGTATCAACGCCAAGTTTCGTGAGTTGAAATCGAACGGCTACATCATCGATGCCGATTGCTGGTACGACGATAGCGCCAACGATAAAGACACCCTCAAGGCAGGCAAGTTGTATATCGATTACGACTACACGCCAGTGCCACCACTGGAAAACCTCACCCTACGCCAGCGTATCACTGATAAATATCTGGTGAGCTTAGGCTCGGCGGCCTATAGCTAAGGGGCTGAAACATCATGGCATTACCACGCAAACTGAAATACCTCAATTTGTTTAACGATGGCCTGAGTTATATGGGCGTGGTCAGCTCGGTGACGTTGCCTAAGCTGACGCGCAAGCTGGAAAACTATCGCGGCGGTGGGATGAACGGCTCTGCTCCGGTGGATTTAGGGCTGGATGATGATGCGCTGTCAACCGAGTGGACTCTCGGCGGCCTGCCGGATGAAGCCATTTGGGCGCAGTACGCGACGCCGGGCGTGTCAGATGTGCCGTTGCGTTTTGCTGGTTCTTATCAGCGAGACGACACTGGCGAGACGGTGGCGGTAGAAATTGTGATGCGTGGCCGTCACAAAGAAATTGATGGCGGGGATAACAAGCAAGGGGAGAACACGGAGACCAAAATCTCGACCCAATGCACCTATTACAAGTTGGTGGTGGACGGTAAAGCGCTGATTGAGATTGATGTGGTCAACATGATTGAGAAGGTCAACGGCATCGATCGGTTAGAACAACATCGCAGAAATCTTGGTGTGTAATTTTCCCTAATTTTATTTGAGAGAAAAATAATGACCAGAACCGAAGGCAGTGTGGCCGCAAGCGACAATATGGTAACGCTGGAAAACCCAATCAAACGCGGTGATACCCTGATCGAAACTATCACTCTGATTAAACCTAACGCCGGAACTTTGCGTGGAGTGAGTTTACAAGATGTGGCGACTTCTGAGGTGAACGCGCTGATTAAGGTGTTACCGCGCATGACTTACCCGACATTGACCGAGAGTGAAGTCGTTAATCTGGCGCTGCCTGATATGGTTGCGCTGGCGAGCAAGGTGATTGGTTTTTTGTCGCCGAACTCGGAACGCTAACTTTTCCACCTCGTTTGTCGGCCGATGATCTGATGGCGGATATCGCGGTAATTTTTCACTGGCCGCCATCAGAACTCGACTCTTTGAGCCTGACCGAACTCATTCTCTGGCGTGATAAAGCGCGACAACGAAGCGGAAACCCTAATGAGCAATAAACTAACGTTGCAGGTGCTGCTCAACGCTGTTGACCGAGCCAGCCGCCCGTTTAAAGCGATCCGGGCCGCGAGCCGAGCCCTGTCTGGTGACATTCGTCATACGCAAAAAGTACTCAAAAATTTACATGCTCAGGCAGGACGGGTTGAGAGTTTTCGTAAAACCAGCGCACAGCTAGCGGCGACAAACCAAGCGTTGAAGAAAGCCAAACAAGAAGCCGCTGAGTTGGCTATCCAGTTTAGCAATACCGAAAAACCGACCCGCGTCCAGACTCAGGCGATGGCGGCGGCAAAACGCGCCGCTTCTGATCTGCAACTGAAATATAACGGCCTGCGTCAATCGGTACAGCGCCAACGCCAAGAGCTACAACTGGCGGGTATCAACACGCGTACTTTATCGAATGATGCGCGCCGCCTTAAAGCGTCAATTAATGAGACGACCACCAGCCTCAATCGTCAGCGCGAGGCACTTGCTCGCAACAGTCAGCAACAGGCCAAGCTCAACCGCATTAATCAGCGTTATCAAGGCGGTAAAATGCTGGCTGGAAATCTGGTCGGGGCAGGGGCTGCCGGTGTGGGAATGGCGACCACGGGTATGGTTGCTGGTGCGGGCATATTGAAACCCGGCTTTGATTTTGTACAGAAAAATGCGGAATTGCAGGCGGTACTAGGTCTGGAGAAAACCAGTGTCGATATGCAAGCGCTACGTACACAGGCGCGCCAGCTCGGTGACACAACCGCCGCCTCTGCCGATGATGCTGCTGCCGCACAAATCATTATCGCTAAATCGGGTGCAGACAAAGACGGTATTTTGGCTGCGACGCCAGTTACGCTGAATATGTCGCTCGCCAATAAAAAGAGTATGGAGGAAAACGCCACCCTGTTGATGGGGGTCAAATCCGCATTTGGGCTGAGCAATGACAAAACTGCGCATATTGGTGATGTTATATCGGCAGCAATGAACAAAACCGCCGCTAATTTTGAAGGGTTGAGCGATACGCTGACTTATGCCGCGCCGGTGGCAAAAAATGCCGGTATCAGCGTCGAAGAAACTGCCGCGATGGCGGGGGCGTTAGCGGATGCCAAAATTACTGGCTCAATGGCTGGCACTGGAAGTCGTGCGGTTATCACCCGCTTACAGGCTCCAGTCGGGAAAGCTTATGATGCGCTCGACGAGTTAGGGGTTAAAACCGCTGACCACAAAGGCAATATGCGCCCGCTGTTTACCCTCCTCAAAGAAATGCAAAACAGCTTTGAGAAAAACAAACTTGGCACCGCTCAGCGGGCTGAGTATATGAAAGCTATTTTCGGTGAAGAAGCCTCATCCTCTGCCGCCGTACTGATGGCGAGTGCAGCATCGGGCAAGCTCGATCGCTTGACCACGATTTTTCAGGGATCTGACGGCAAAACCGAAGAACTGGTCAACATCATGCAGGATAACCTCGGTGGTGACTTCCAGGCGTTGCAATCTGCCTATGCAGCCGTGGGAACTGACTTATTTGAACAACAGGAGTCCTCGCTGCGAAAGTTGACTCAAACAGCCACGAAATATGTACTCCAGCTTGATCTGTGGGTGCAGAGAAATAAAGGGCTATCGGCGACTATCCTCAAGATTGTTGGCGTCGGTGTGGCGATGATTGGTGTGTTGGGAGTGATGGGGCTGGTGGCATGGCCGGTGGTGATGGGAATTAATGCCATTATCGCTGGAACCAGTTTGCTCGGGACGATTTTCACGGCGGTAGCCGGCAGCATTATCACGCTGCTCGGAGCGATAACATGGCCGGCTGTTGCTATCGCGGTGGCCATTGTCACCGGGGCATTGCTTATCCGTAAGTATTGGGAGCCGCTCAGTGCCTTTTTTGCGGGCGTAGTGGAAGGGCTAAAAGCCGCCTTTGCGCCGGTGGTCGAGTTATTTGCTCCTTTGAAACCGGTGTTTGACTGGCTTGGGGAAAAGCTACAAGCGGTGTGGCAATGGTTTAGTGACCTGATTGCTCCGGTTAAATCGACCCAGGCATCCCTCGATAGTTGCCTTCATGCCGGAGTGTTGTTTGGTCAGGCATTGGCTGATGTCCTCACTGCGCCGCTCCAGTTATTCAATAAGCTACACGAGGGGGTCGATTGGTTATTGGAAAAGCTTGGTCTGATTAAAAGTGAGTCGGCTGATATTGGTATCAATACCAGTAAGGCGGCTCCGTTCGCGACCGGGTCGAATGGTCGCGGATATTCACCTGCCGGTGGATTGTTAACGGCCAACTATGCACCAGTTTTGGCGAGTGGTGGTGGCTATACCGACCAAAGCCGGAACCATTATCAGCTCGATATCAATGTACCTCCGGGGCAAAATCGTGAAGATGCTAAAAACATGATCCGCGAAGTGTTGGAAGAGAAAGAGCGCCAACGTCGCGCCTCAGCACGATCGCGCATGAACATTGATTAAGGAACCGCTGACATGATGTTAACCCTCGGGTTGTTTGTGTTTCAGCTCCAGACATTGCCTTATCAATCGCTACAGCAAAGCCTTGATTATCGCTGGCCGTCAAACAGTCGCGTTGGTCAGCGACCGGCGTATCAGTTTTTGGGTATCGGCGAGGATAAAATCACATTGTCTGGTGTGTTGTTGCCCGAAGTCACAGGTGGGGTGCTGTCATTGTTGGCGCTTAAAATCATGGCAGAGCAGGGCAAGGCGTGGCCGTTACTCGGCGGCGATGGCACGATTTATGGTATGTATGCGGTCGCCAGTATCACTCAAACCCACAGTGTGTTTTTTAATGATGGTCGCGCGCGCCGTATCGAGTTCAGCATGACGCTAAATCGCGTGGATGAGTCACTGAGCATCATGTTTGGCGACTTGAAACAGCAAGCCAGTGACCTGCTGCAACAGGTGCAAGGCAAGGCTGGAGGGGTATTTTCATGATGATCGGAAGGCCGATTGCCGCCAGTGCTGATATTACCCCGGCATTTATGCTGACACTGGGAGGTAAAGACATTACGGCCAATCTGCATCATCGCCTTATTTCGCTAACTATGACTGACAATCGCGGCTTTGAGGCCGATCAACTGGATATTGAGCTGAATGATAGTGACGGTTTGGTCGCCATGCCCGTGCGCGGGGCGGTATTGTCGCTGTTTCTTGGCTGGCAGGGGGCGGCGCTGATAAGCAAAGGCCAATTTACCGTCGATGAAATCGAACATCGCGGCGCACCGGATATCCTGACTGTTCGCGCCCGCAGTGTGGATTTTCGTGGCTCGCTCAATTCTCGTCGCGAAGCCTCTTATCACGACACCACACTCGGCGCAGTGGTAACGCAAATTGCGCAGCGTAATAAGCTGGTGGCGTCACTGGCGCAAGGTTTTACCGAAATCACCATCCCGCATATCGACCAGTCGCAGGAGTCCGATATTAAGTTTCTCACCCGTCTGGCCGAGCGTAATGGTGCCGAGGTGTCAGTCAAAGCCGGTAAGCTGCTCTTTCTCAAAGCGGGGAGAGGAATGACGGCCAGCGGTAAGCCGATCCCGATGATGACCATTGAACACAGCGACGGCGACCGCCATCAGTTTACTATCGCCGACCGTAATGCTTACAGCGGCGTGACCGCTAACTGGCTGCATACCAAAGACCCTCAGCCCAAAAAACAGCAGGTAAAACTCCAACGCAAGGCCAAGCCACAGCACTGGCGCGCATTGCAGCATCCTAAAGCCAGGTCAACCACCATCAAGGCCATCAAACCGCCGGAAGAAAGGCAGGGCGAGTATCTGGCGGGTGAGGCTGATAATGTGTTGGCGTTAACCACGGTGTTCGCCACCAAGGCGCAGGCGATGCGTGCTGCACAGGCCAAATGGGACAAATTACAGCGAGGGGTGGCGGAGTTTTTGATAAACCTTGCCATAGGACGTGCGGATTTATACCCAGAAACACCGGTCACAGTGCAAGGATTTAAGAGTGTCATAGACCAGCAGGTGTGGACGATCACAAAGGTAGTCCATAGCCTTGGTGAACGTGGCTACACGACGGCGTTAGAGCTTGAGGTGAAGCTCTCCGATGTAGAGTATGAAGAAGAGGTTAAGTCATCATAATTAATGGTTTTAAAAAGAATAAATATCATAAAGTTGTGGCGTCAAAAGAACCCGTTGAGGTGATTAACATGTTTCATTGTCCATTATGCCGAGAATCAGCCCATGCCCGCTCCAGTCGCTATCTGAGTGAGAACACCAAAGAGCGTTACCACCAGTGCCAAAATATAAATTGCGGTCATACATTTAAGACAATGGAGACATTCGAAAGCTCGATTATGCTGCCCGGTGAAGTGGTTCCGGCTATACCTCACCCGGAGCAAAACGGCCAACAAAACCTCTGGATGTAACAAAAACGATAAAGCCCCAAAATTTGGGGCTTTTTTCCGATGTGGTCAATGTGTGGACATTGAGTGAAATAAATCCTTTTATTTCATTGGGATGATGATAGGAAAGGATCACCATCCCTGTCTTTCCCCGCCATGATGGCGGGGCTTTTTTTTACCCATTTCCGTTATACTGATCATCCTTAAATATCATTTGGGATGAGTTATGGATCCGCAATATGGGCGACTGGTTAAAGCCGCTGCACTGAGTGCCACTGCGCTGGCATCAATCTTACTGATTATTAAAATTTTTGCCTGGTGGCATACCGGGTCGGTAAGTTTGTTGGCAGCGTTAGTTGACTCGCTGGTGGATCTGGCAGCCTCTCTGACAAACCTTTTTGTGGTGCGCTACTCCCTGCAGCCTGCTGATGAAGAACATACTTTTGGTCATGGTAAAGCTGAATCCTTGGCGGCATTGGCGCAAAGTATGTTTATCTCTGGCTCGGCGCTATTCTTGTTCTTGACCGGTTTCCAGCATTTAGCTTCGCCGGAGCCGTTGCAAGATCCTAGTATAGGTATCTGGGTAACGTTAGTCGCATTATTCAGTACACTGATATTAGTCACATTTCAGCGCTGGGTGGTACGAAAAACGCAAAGTCAGGCTATTCGGGCCGATATGTTGCACTATCAATCTGATGTCATGATGAATGGTGCTATTCTTATTGCATTGGCATTGAGTTGGTATGGTTTTCATCGTGCGGATGCACTGTTCGCTTTGGGTATCGGTGTTTATATCCTCTACAGCGCATTGCGGATGGGGTATGAGGCGGTGCAAGCTTTGCTGGACCGGGCATTACCTGATGATGAGCGGCAGGAAATTATCGATATCGTGATGTCATGGCCGGGTGTCATTGGCGCCCATGACTTACGAACCCGCCAGTCGGGGCCGACCCGCTTTATTCAGCTTCATCTCGAAATGGAAGATATGCTGCCATTGATGGAAGCGCATGTTTTAGCGGAGCAGGTCGAGCGGGCATTGTTGCATCGCTTCCCCGGCGCAGATGTACTTATCCATCAAGATCCCAGCTCTGTGGTGCCAAAAGAGCGTCATGCGCATTGGGAGTTATAA